CTGGCGGGCCAGCGCAATGGCCGACGCTGGCGGCACCATGCCGGCCTGCACCATCGGGCCCTGGATGCCCTGGAGCTGGAACATCTGCGCCACCTGCCGATCCTTGTTGCCCGAGCCCAGGCCCACGCGAACGCGCACTTGGTACTGCGTGTCCCACTGGCGCGGATCGATCTCGACCCACTGTCCCGCAATGCGGATCTGCTGCGACACGTCCTGATGCCGACTCATCACGCGAAGCATCTTGGCGAGCACCTTGGACAGCGCAGCGGCTGCGTGGCGGGCCACCAGCTCGTTGCGCATGTCGGCGCGCTCGGTGATCTCCAGCACGCCGGTTGCCGTGTCGTTCAGCGCCTCGCTGCTCAGGCCCTTGGACAGGCGCGAGAAGCCGGTTCTGTGCTCGGTCCACTGCTGGGCCCACTCCACCGCCGACCAGGCCGGGCCGGACAGATCGGGCTGCACCACGGGCACCAGATCGTCCTTGGAGTTGAGGCGGATCACGCCACCTGGCCGGCTGTCGAGGATGTCATCGATGGTGGTCTCGTCACCGCCCACCACACCCGTGCGGCCGTTGACCGTCAGGTAGATGTTGTCCTCAACCGCGCGGATCAGCCGCGTGCGCAGGCGCTGCGGCTCCAGCGCATGGTCCACCGGGCAATGCCCGAAGAACACGTGCGGCATGGGCGACGGGCACCACCAGCCAAACGGGTGCGCGTCGGTCTCTGAGTTCTCCTGCAGCTCGTCCTCGATGATGAGGCCGCGAATCCACTTGGCTGCGTGCGCCGGGCCGCGCCGGACGTAGGCGTCCACCACGCGGAGCTGCGGGTCGTCGTCGTCATCCTCGTCGAACATCTGCAGCGAGTTGATGCGGCGCCGGGCCTGAGATTCCTCGCTCTCGGAGTTGAGGTCGAAGCCGCCCGTCATGTGGCCCACGTCGTAGCCCTCGGACACCAGCTCGCTGCGTGCCTTGCGGTACTCCTGGGCGATGAACAGCGGCTCGCTGCCGTAGCGTGCGGCGTTGTCGATTCGCATCTCTTCGGGCGGCACCGTCTCGACAGAGGGGAATCCGTCGTGCTCCACGCGCTCGATATCGATGTCATAGACCGTGATCGGCCCGTTGTCGGTCGTCTCCACGCGGCTGGCCTGGCCGGTGATCTCCGTTCCCTCGTCGGTCAGCAGTTGCTGCACCTGGACCTCGGTCAGGCCGCGATAGGACTCGGTGACCGGGACTTTGCTCTCGCAGTAGTCAACCCGGCAGAAGCCGACCTTGGAGGTCAGCCCGTCCTTGAACCAGTTGTGCAGGAAGGTCAGGCCGTCTTGCTTGTCCCAGAACATCCAGTGCAGCGTCTCGCGCACCAGTTGGGACTGCGCCTCGAACTGCGGCCGGCGCGGGGTGACTTCGATGGCATCCTTTGATGAGGCGAACACGCGCAGTAGGCTGGGGAGCATCCACTCCACCGTGTCCGCCGCGTCGGTGGCCACGAAGGCCGATCGGTCCTCGATCTCGGGCGGCGCCCAATCGCCTTCTGGCTCGGCCAGGTAGGCGTCGAGGTTGCGCATCCGATCCTTGGCGATCTGCGTGCCCGGCGCGCCCATGGCGGTTTTGAGCTTGTCTTCGATGAGCTGCTTCAGCTCCTCGTCGCTCATCTCGCCCTTCTTCGGCGGCTCGGGTTTCTCCTCGTCGGGCTCATCCGCGAGGAGCTTCAGAACTGGCATTGGTCAGCAGCCCTTCTTGCCGCCGCCGCCCTTGCCCTTGCTCTTCTTGGCCATGGTGTGCTCCTTTTGGTCTCGGAAACGAAAAAACCCGCGAGGCTTGCACCTGGCGGGTTGGTCTTGGGCACGGCTGCGCCCACGTGCGGAATGTATCAGAACAGCCCAGATGAGCGCAAACGCTTGATGAGCGCGGCCCTGGCGCAGGCGAGCAGTTCGTCGCGCTCGGCCTTGTCGGTGGGCAGGCGGGGAGACTGCCACATGGTGTGGCCGTAGACCAGGGCGCGCGACTGGATGGCCAGCGCCACCTGCTGCGGGTTGGGCAGCTCGCTCACCTCGTGCTCGACCTGGCGCATCCTGCGGTGTTCGAGCGCGTCGTCGAGCGCGCCGCTGTCCGCATCGTAGTGCCGGCCCGCGCTGTAGTCGCCCACCACCAGCGCCTTGGCTGCCCAGCCACGGCAGGCCTTGAACGAGTTGCGCCACTGGTGCCAGCGGCACAGGATGTCGTCGAGCGTCTCTTCGACTTCGATGGCGTCAACCACGGCGGCCCATCCCCAGGTGCTTGTACTTGATCGGCCCAGGCTTGGGCCCGGTCGGCGGTTCGTGCGCGATGCACATCAGACCGAAGGCGTCTGCGCTGTGGCTGGCCCAGTCGTGTTCGGGCCCCAGGCCAATGCCCCGGATCGGGTCTTTGCGCTCGTGATACCAGCCCAGGGCACCCAAGCCACCGGTGGTGGTCGATTCGTTGAACCTGATGGCCGGGAACAGCCTGCGCGCGGCCTCAACGCGTGACTTCGCAGCGCCGGGGCCTTGGTTCGGCACCACGGTGACCTTGTAGCCCACCTCCTTGAGCGCGGAGGCGTAAGACACGTCGTACACCTTCTCGTTGCTCGCGCCATCGTGCGGCAGCCAGATTTGCGCGCGGTCAGGCGTGTAGCCCTGCTCGCGCAGCCAGGTCACGTGCGCGGCCAGCGGCTGGCCCACGGCCTCGTAGTGGTTGAGCACGCGCACCTCAAGCCCGACGAACTGCGCAGCCCACATCGCAAATGCATCGGCCCGCGCGCCCGTGCCGCCGATGTCGCAGAACAGGCGCACGGTCATGAGTGGATCGGCCGGAACGATCCCGATGCGGCCTTGCGCGCGGGCTTCGGTGATCTGCTTGGCGAAGTACGCGCCGTCGATCACCGTGACATAGCCGCCCTCCCAGATGTGGTCGAACTGGTCTGGCGTCATGCGCAAACAGTCCTTGCGCTCCTGCACCAGCTCGTCAGTCAGCCACGGGTTGTCGCGCCAGTTCGCGCGCACCACGACTGCGCCCGTGGGCAGCTCGGGCCCGCGCAGCATCACATCGATGGGGTCGGTGGCGAATCGCGGATTCCACGAGAACCAGAGCTGCGAGCCCGGCGCGCGGATCGTTGGGCGCAGCAGGCTCAGCGATCTGGCCGTTGCTGACTGCGCCTCCTCCCACCACGCGCGCTTGAAGCCTTCGAGGGACTTGATCGACTCGCTCGTGTAGTCGTTCATGCCCTTGAAGATCACCAGGCCGTCCTTGGGCGTCTGGATGACATCGCGAAAGACCTTGAAGCCTTCAGCCTCACCCAGGCCCATGGCCGCGAGCTTCATCTCAACCAGGCGCTTGGAGGACTGCGCCAAGTCCTTCTGCACCTCACGAATGCAGACCGACAGCAGGCCCTGCCCGAAGTCTCCGGGCTCGCAGATGCTGTCCTCAACCAGCTTCTCGGCGAAAAAGTGGGACTTGCCCGAGCCACGCCCACCCCATGCCCCGAGGTAGCGTGCCGGAGCCAGCAGCGGCTTGAATGCGCGCGGCGTCTCAAGCTGCATCGTCTGCCTTGGAATCGATGATGATGCGCTCGATGCGCTGCACCTGCACCGGCCCGCCGCCCGGTCCTGTCACCTGCAGCGGAATGACCTTGCCCACCAGCGTCAGGAACGCGCTGGCGAGCTTCGGGTCGCGCGCACAACGTTCGAGGTAGGCCACGCCGCCGGCCTTGTCCAGCGCCTGCAGGACCATGGTCTTCACCTCGCGGGTGACTTTGTTCGGTCCTCGCTTTCCCTGCCCTGGCCTTTTCTCGCCTTTCTTAAACGTGGTAGAGGTCATACCTTCACCCTCTCCATGATCTTCAACGTGAGCACCGCGATCGAAGCCCCGAGCGGATTCGCCGGGTCCACCTCGAAGAAGAACTTCACGTCGTGCTGGGGGTAGAGCGCAGCCGCGCGGTTCTTCAGCGCGCGCGCCTTGCGGTACGCCTTCCACTGTTCGAGCGTCTGCTGCTTCGACATCACGCCCCCAACCGATCCAGGGCCGCAGCGTCCTTCACCTGCTGGTGCGTGACGCCGGCCTTCTGCAACACGGCCCGATAGGCCTGGGTGAGCACCCGAGCTGCGCGCGCTTCGGCGTGCTGCGGTGTGCGGGCTACGGCGCGGGCGGTGCAGCCGGGGCATGTCGAGCGGAAGCCGTGCCACATGCCCGCCGCTGCTTTGGCGCAGTCCTCGCAGCTCATGCGGCCTCCGCGATCAGGGCAAGTTGCGGGCTGGGCGCGATCGCCAGGGCTTCGATGGTGACCACCACACGGGCCTCGCCATCGGGCTCCATGCGCTCGGAGACTTGCCGGCGGACCCACTTGTCGTCCTCGATCACCAGCCCCTTGAGGCTGTCGAGCAGCACCTTGTTCGCATTGTCCAGGTCGATACACCGCACGTCATCGTCCCAGTTCATCGGGTCTTTGCGGGCACGCCGTGCCCAGTCCTGAGGGCGAGCTGGGAAGAGCTGAACGTTGATCGCCACGCGGCCCTTGATCGGCGCGCGGATGCCGGCCTCGCGCACCAGCTTTCCCACGGCGGCCTTGTAGGCCTTGGCCTCATCGCTGAGGGTGACGATGGCCCGGCTGTGGCCACGGGGCACGAAGCTGCGCCAGTACACGTTGGCGCTGACGGGGTATGGCAGGGTGAGGGTAATCATGCTGCGTCCGGTGTTGGGAACGAGCGGCGGCGCAGGGCCTCGGTGTAGGCGCCGATCTGCGTCGTCGTGAGCTTCTCGCCCTGCTGGTGGCGCCACCGCAGGCGGTAGGCCCAGGCAAGCCCTCCGGCATCTCCAGGAACGGCGCTGGCCGGAACATTCACGCCCTTCGGCGGATTGCGGCAGTACTCCGCGTAGCAGCGGCCACAGCGAGCGCCGAAGGTCGCCAGGGTGGCGTGTGCAGCCGAGTCGCCGCAGAAGGTGCACAGGCCATCAGCCGGCATTGCGATGCGTGGAGCGCGGCCGTGCGGCGCGGCGGTGTCGTCGTCGAAGCGGTCGGAGCCCATCACGCAGCCCTCGTGATCGAGGCCTTGACGGCCTGCAGCGCAGCGACAGTGCGGGCCCTGGCCTCCGGCGAGACGATCTCAGCGCGGTGGGCCTCCTGATCGGCCAGGTAGGCCGCTGTGGCCTCGGCTGCACGTGACCCGACGGTGGTCTCGTTGAAGGGTGCCGATGGAGGCCGGGCGGCCGGGTGCTGGCGCTGCGTGATGTCGCTGCGGCACCAGTTGCGCCAGGTGGCCAACCAGTCGACCTTCCGCGCATCGGCGCCGGCCTTCGATGACCAGTGGTCGCGGAAGGCCTCGGCGATGGATCGAACGACCTTGGAGGTCCAGTGCGGATGCTCAGCGAGGGCCCACTCGCCCCAGGCCTTCGGAAGGGCCCAGTCCGGGCGAAGTCTTGACCCTCGATCAGGCCGGTTTTCCCGTGGTGTGGCCGCGTCAGCGGCAGGGGCCTCGGAAGGTCCGGATTTCTCGTGCGCGGTAACCGAAGCAGCTTTGCTGCTAGGTTTGGTGTCTGGGGACTGGGGACTGGGGACGGGCGCGCGGTGCATACCGTCCGCATTGCGTTCGGTATGCGTTCGCATGTCATCCGCATCTGCGTTCGCATTGCGTTCGGTATGCGACCACCGGGCATCCGCTGATGCCTTTGCCTTGCGCTGCTTGTCTTTGAAGCGTGCGATGTCTGCGTCGCATCGGGCCTGGTGCCAGCCGTCTTCGCGCAGCTCAAAGAACTCGCCGAGCACCTGCTGCACCGCGTCACGCTCGGGTTTGGAGGCGGCACGGATCAGCCTGCAGACCTGCTTGATGTCGGCGGGGATCGGCGCCTCACTGCGGTAGTACAAGCAGATCAGACGCCGATATGCGCAGTCCTCGGACCACGACAGGTGCGCCGTGGCTCCCTCGTAGTCGCCGAGGTGGTGCTCGTAGTAGTTAATGGCAGCCTCCGTCGATGGTCTGCGCGGAATAGGAGATGGTGTCGAGGTAGTTCATGATCCTGGGCGCCTCATCGCAGCCGCCGCCCACGTGCTCGGCTCAGCCAGGTAGTGGCCGGGCCCCGCCGCACTGAACAGCTTCTCAATCGACGCATCCGGCCCAAGCTGGTATCGCGGATCGTGCGTGGAAGATGGACAGATCGTGACGACGGTGGCGTCCGTGAATACCAGCTCGCCCACGCGCTTGAACTGCTCGCCATCGACGGTGACGGGCGCGGACTGGGCCTTACGGTTGGTCTCGCTGCCCATGAGCGCCAGCGGCTTCAGGCCGGGCTTGCGGGCACGGCTCTTGATGTGCTGGTGCACGTCCACCAGCTTGGGTGTGCCGCCCGTGGTGAAGCAGGTCTGGCCCACGGACTTGACCAAAAGCCAGGCGTCGCGGTCTTCCGCCTTGGCGAAGAACCGCAGCTTCTGGCCGGCGCGCTGGGCGCGAAAGAGGCGCTTCTGCTGTTCGAGGATGTAGATGTGCGGCTGCACCTGCAGGGCCTTGCGCTCGATGGCGATGGCGAAGTCCGCAGCGGTCGCGCCTTCCGGGTTGTTGGCGCGGGCGACCATCAGGTCGCGCAGTGTGGGTTCTGTGCTCATCACCGCCCCCGCTTTCCGCCGTCAACCGGGTCCATCCGTGCGCTACCGGACGAAACCGTGCGAATCCGCGAGAGTCCGGCGACTGCCGGGAGCTGCGCGATCACAGTCGCGGCATGGACTCTCTCGACCACATACTGCTCGATCACTTGCTCGGCCAGCTTGGCGGGCTCCATGCGGTCAATCTCGGCCAGGGCCAGCAGCGCGGAGTGCAGCTCGGGCGAGAAATAGACGCGAAGGTCTTTGCGGTCCAGACTCATGGGTCAGGCCTCCATGTGCGGTGTGGCGCACGGACGATTGATGTGGGCGCGGCGCACGATGGGGTGCCGAGTTCTGTTTGCGCTGGCGCAAAGAGGTGCAAAAAAGAGAGCGGATCGCATCTGTCAGCCCTCGATCCGCTCGGCGCACGTCAGCGTGGTGCTGGTGTCCGTCACGCGGGTGGAAACGAGCTGGTGCGCGTGCACCCAGGGCGTGAGCGGGCCGGCGTTGGTGCGCTCGATGTAGCGAGCACAGCCCCGGAACATCTGCACCGGCTGCGCGGCATAGGCCGGCGTGTAGCCGTGGCAGCGTGCGACGCCGGGCTGAAGGGGCATGGCTCAGGCTGCTTTCGCCTCTGGGGAGGATGCGGGAACCAGCTCAGGCAGGTGCATCATGAACTTGCGCACCGTCTCAATGCCCGGGTTCTCGGTCTCGCCGCGCTTGATCTTGTAGATCGTGGTTGGCGGGACGCCGGAAAGGTCTCCCAGCCGGCTGATTTGCTCCATGGAGAGAGGGCCGAGCAGTGCCCGGACGCGGTCCATGGTTGGGATGGCTTGTTCCATGGAGCGTAGATTACCGCATTCGGTAACGCTCAGTCAACCGCATTTGGTTGCCGAGTCGGCCTACCGTGCCGGAATGGGCCGGAACTCGAAAATCATCCTGCGTGACAACGTTCGTCGCCTTCTCAAGCTGAAGGATATTGAGTCAGGCGTCGGTAAGTTGGTTGACTTGGGCATCCCGAACGGGACAGTGCAGCGGGTGCTTGCCCGCCCATAGCCCGCTCACTTTTCGAGCCCGGCCCCCAACAGCCCGCACTAGCGGGCTTTTTCACGTCTGGAGGAAGTTCAGAAGAAAATCACCGAATCTGGTTGACAGCCCATAACCGTATTCGGTAAAGTGCACCCCATCAACCCGATGGAACGCAGATGCCAACAATCCTCATCAAGCACCGCTGGACCGAAGCAGTGCTGTTCACCTTCGAGGCCAGCGACGAGCAGCACGCAAGCGGCCTTGCCATGCGTCATGCGTTGGAGGCTGCGACGGAGAGCGGCGCCTACCTTCCGGGCGCCGACCTTTCGGGCGCCGAC